CTCCTTGAGCGGCACGATCGCGGCGGCGACGCCGGCGGCGATGGCCGACAGGAGGGCGGCACCGTCGACGGCGAGGCTGTAGGTCGCGGCGAGTGCGCCGACGAACGCCTCGAGGAACGTCCAGAAGGTGCGGTGGGCGGTGTCCATCCAGTCCATCATGCGGGCTCCTCGGGCCATTCGACGTCGTCGGGCAGGATGTAGTTCTGGGGCAGGTCGCGCAGCTCCTGCCGGTAGGTCGCCCATGCGGCGGCGTCGACGGGCGCGTCGGACACCTGCGTCCAGTCCGATGCGGCCAGAAGGCGGTCGCGCTTGGCGCGGATGATGTTCCAGGCGAAAGCACGCTCGACGTCGGGCGATGCGTCATCGAGGGTCTTTTTGGTCGGCTTGGGCGAGTCGTCGAGCCACGTCAGACCTGCGTAGTCGTTGCCGTTGAGCGACCACTGGGCGCCGGGTCGGATGGCGTTCAGGACTGCGGCGTAGTTGGTCATGCTGGCACCTCGATGAGCGTGATGGACGATGCCGACCGCATTCCTCGGTCGTCGGCGAAGTCTCGACCCGAGATGTTGACGTAGACCGTTCCAGCCGTCACCGAGGACGACATGGTCTCGACTGAGTAGGTGACGGACGCGGCCGTAGCGGGCGAGTCGAGGTAGACCATGACGCCAGGGGTGGTCGAGTAGTACTGGTCGTCGGACATGTTGCGGAACGCGAACACGCCTCGGATGCGGCCGCTCGCCGCGTCACCGACATAGTCACCCGCATTTCCACCTGCGAGGCGGAAATGGCCGACAGAGGCGGTCGTCTCAAGGCTGAACGAGACCTGCGCGATGATGAGAACCTTAGAGGATGTCGCCGCGGGTGTGATCGACGCGCTGAGACCAGTGACCGGCGTGAACGTGTTTGACGTGGTGGAAAAGGTGTCGGTCTTCACGGTCTGCACGACCTGGTTGTACGACAGAGCAAGACCGTCTGCGACCGCTTGTGCAAGGTCTTGGGAGTCGGTCGGCCAGTCCGAGACCAGGTCGCTTGACGCGACGTAGGGGATGTTCCAGGGTGCGCCGGTGTCAGGCATCGAGGTCTCCTAGACGTTCTGCCACTGGAGCGTAGCGTTGATGTCGCCCCAAGTCAGGGTGTCGGGCACGTCTCCCCACCGTGTGTTGTAGATCGAGAACCGCTCGTCGGATGCGAACACCTCGACGTTGGCCGCCACGTCAGTGACCTCGATGTTGAGGCCCTCTACGAAACCGTAGAACGTGCCAGCCGGCAGCACGGACGTCGGGATGTTGGTGACCGAGATGTAGTCGTTGACCTCGAGCTGCAGCAGCTGGTCGGTCAGACTCTCTGTGGTGTTGTTGAGCCGTACCAGGAAGGGTCCGTCGAGGTCGGCCTGGGGGAACGCCTGCAGCTGCGCGAGACGCTCGGCGAGGTCGTCGGCGTCGCCGGCGTCGTCGAGGATGGACGTGTATTCGCGGGTCGTGAAGCCGTACTCGGCGATGGAGTCCGTTGCGTTGTAGATGGCCGTGCCGCCCGACCAGGTCAGGATGACCTGGTTGACGATGTCGTCACGGCGGGCGGTGGCGCTGCCGGATCGTGCGGCGATGAGGCTCGCGTCGATGGTGACGGGGGTGCCGAGGCTGGCGCCCTGCCGGCGGGTCGAGTCGGCGTAGCCGATGCGGCCGTCTCCGGTCTCGTAGACGACGCCTCCGCCGGAGAACGAGGCGGCCGCCAGGGCACCGAACGTCGACGTGGGCACCTGGGTGAGCGCTTCGAGCGTGTACAGGCCTGGGTCGATGAGGCTCGTGTCGATGCCGTAGTCGGCCCAGGTGGCGCTGCCGTCGACCTGTCCCCACTGCTGCGTGAGGGGCTGTTCGGCCCACTGTTGGGCGATGGCGTCCTCGATGAGTGCTTGGACGCGGGCGCCGTCGAGCTGCTGCGGCAGCGTGGCCTCTTGGTCGCGGCGGCCTGCTCGAGCGAGCGGCCCGAACACGTCCAGGGTAACGAGCGCGCCGACGTTCGGGTCGTACTGGGCCGAGACGGCCTGCACGCGGCCTTGGAACACGCGGGCGGTGCCGGACTGCAAGGCGACGTCGACAGTGCAGAGCTCGTTGACGGCGGGACGCACGGCAGGGTCGGACAGGATGATGCGGCCAAGGCCGGCGGGCATCCCTTCCCAGTAGGAGCGGCGTCCGCGCTGCAGGTAGACGGAGTCGATGGCTTCGCCGGTGTGGTCGGTGCCGCCGACGGTGACGGTGACGGTGCGAGGCCAGCCCATTACTGCGGCACCCCAGGCGTCGGGAGGGTGCCGCGGGACCGGTCGCGCAGCGCTTGGAACCGCTCGATCTCGCGGGTGACCTGGTAGGTCGAGCCGACGACGCCGGACACGATGACGTTGCCGGTCTGCCGCTGGCCGGCGCTAGCTGCGAAGCGTTCGCGGTTGACTTGCTGCTGGACGGACTCGCTGAGCCCTGGCAAGGACGGGACGGCGGCGCCGCCGCCGAGGAAGCCTGGCGGAAGGTTCTGGCCCGTGTAGACGGTTGCTGCACCGGCGACCCCGACCGTTCCTGCAACAGCGCCGCCGACGCCGAGGCCGGCGAGGAGGCGGAATGCGCCTTGGACGGCGGCGAACGCCTTGAGGCTGACGCTGAGGGCCTTGACGGCGGCGGACACGGCGAGGATGGCCTTGCCGAGGGCGACGAGCCGTTCCGGTTCGATGGCGGTGATGTTGGCGACGAAGCCTCTGATCTGCGGCAGGAGCTCTTGGACGACGGGGAGCAGCTGCTCGCCGAGCTCGACGCGGAAGTTCTCGAGCTCGGCCTGCAGGATGCGCTGACTGTTGGCGAGACCGTCGGCGGTGCGGGCGAAGTCGCCCTGCTGCAGCGTCGTCTGCGCGAGGATTTCTGCGTAGGCGGCGAGGGTTTTCTGCTGCGGGGTGAGTGCCTGGTCGGTCGTCTCGATGATGCCTTCGCGCAGGGCCCGCTGCTTGAGCGTGGCAGCGTCGAGGAGGACGCCGAACTGGCGGATGGGCTCGGACTCACCGCGGAGGGCTGCGCCGAGGGCGGTGATGGCCGTGTCGACGTCGGTGTTGTTGAACGACGCCAGGTCGGAGGCGAGGGTTACGAGGTCGGTGGTGAACTCGACGAGCTCGTTGCCGGACAGTCCTGCCGCGGTGCCAAAGATGCCGAACGTTTGGGACGCCTCGAGGGCGGCCTGTCGGGACTGGCCGAGCGCCTGGGCGGCGTCGCGGGCGAACGCCTGCAGCTGCGCGGACGCGCGCCTGCCGAACACCTGCTCGACGGCCGACGACGTCTCGTCGAGGTCGGATGCCGCGTTGATCGCGGACGCGCCGACCGCGCCGATGGCGCCGATGGCGACGTTGGCAAACTTAGACGCCTGCTCGACGCCCTTGGAGAACTTCTTGAAGCCTGAGCCGGCCTTGTCGAGCTGCGAGCCGAAGTTCGAGACGTCAGCGAGGAGGCTGAGCTTCAGGGTGCGAAGGGTCTGTGAGGCGGCCATTACTGCTTACCCCAGGTGTCGGCGACCTTCTGTGCGCCCTCGATCCAGCGGCGAAGAATGTCCGGCTGCAGCCGCTTTAGGCGTGGGAACAGCCACCAGCCTCGGTTGCCACGGCCCTCGCGGGGCGAGCGTGGCGGCCCCTGGAGGCCGCCCTGGACGCCGGCGGCGCGCTGCGCCTGGTTGCGGAACGTGCGCCGCTGGCGGGCACGGTCGCGTCCGAACTCAGACAGGAACAGGATGGAACCTGCCGGCAGCCTGCGCCCGTCCGATGTGGAGTAGGCCTTGGTTCCGCCGAGGCTCACCGACGGGGTCCGGTCGCGGGCGACCTTGGCGGACTGGGCGACGAATGAGGCCTGTCGGGGATACCAGCGGGTGCCGCGGGCGGCGTTGCGGAACTCGCCGACCAGGTCCTCGCTGATCTCCTTCGACAGGTCCTTGAGGTCGACGTTGGCCTGCTTCTCCATCTTGTTGAACGCGCGCAGGATGGCGAAGATTTCGCGATCCTCGAGGCGCACGACGACCTTGCCGGACACGTTTCTGGCGGTCGTCGTGGGCATCTCAGGGCCTCCTGTAGGCCTCCTGCAGCTGCTCCTCGGCGGTGAGGAGGTCTGCCAGGTCGTTCCA